GGCGCGTTCGAGCTCGAAGCCGCGCTCGCCTGGGACGAACTGCGCAGCATCCCCGGCGTCGACCCGCAGGACGCGGCTTATGCCTCGATCGCGGTCGGCGGCGTGAACGGTCTGCTTGAGTCCGCGTTCGGTCCTGAAGCGATGATCAGCCCTGCGGCGGTCGCGGTTCGCAGACTGTTCCAGCGCAAGGCGGTCAAGAGCGCCATCAACTCGCCGACCGTGCGCGGCATCCTGACGCGGATCGGCAAAGTCATTGCAGGCAACTTCCTGGCAGAAGGCGCGACTGAGACGCTGCAGGAGTTCACGCCGGCTTTCGCGAAGAGCTTCCTGACGCTGAACGCGGACGAGAAGAACCCGATCACCTACGACAAGTTTGTCGAGCACCTCTTTACTGACGAGAACACCGCAGAGTGGTTGAAGGCGGGCCTGGCCGGCGGCGTCACTGGCGCTGCGTTCGGTGGCGTCATGTCCGCGCCGAGCACGGCGAACGACATCATCGATTACCGTCGCGCCAAGACGATCGAGCGCAGCCTGCTGGAGATGGGCGACCGGCTCGCGCAGACGCGGTCTGCGCCCGAGTACGTCGGCAGCGCCAGCCAGGACAACGTCTACGTCGACGTCGCAGACTGGGACACCTACTGGCAGTCGCAAGGCGTCGAGCCGGAGCAGGCCGCTGTCGAGGTGCTTGGCGACGTCCAGCAGTACAAGCAGGCGGCAGAAGGTCAGCACCAACTGTCCATCCCGATGGGCAAGTACGCGCGCACGCTCGGCAAGAGCGAGCACAACAAGTACTTCGCCAGCGTGATCCGAGTCGAGCCTGACCAGATGAATGCGCGCGAAGCCGAGCAGTACATCAAGGAGAAGGGCGAGCAGGACATCGCGCAGGTTCAGGCGAAGGAAGAAAAACGCGCCGCCCTAGAGAAGCGCACCGCCGAACGCCTCATGGATCTCGGTCACGGCCGCGAGACCGCCGAGACCAACGCCAAGATCTTTGCCCGCATCTGGACCCAGCAGGCAGAGGTCGAGGGGCGCGACGTCGAGGAGATCATCGCCGAGCGCGGGCTCGACATCTCGCAGTACGCGCTCGCGCCTGACGGATCGATCGTGAATCAGATCGGGCCGACGCGCGAGCCGACCGGTGACTTTGTTGGGGATGCTGCGCCGAAGCCTCCAGACATGTCTGCATTCAGCGATGACGCGCTGTTCTCTCTCGGATACACGACTCTCGACAGGATGGGGACAAGCGTCGAACAAGTTGCCTATGACGCAACCGTTGCGATCGAGCGTCTTAGAAAGATGGAGGAGCAGTCTGCTGGCAGACCTGAAGATGTCGCTGACGCTCGTCGAAGAATAAACGAGATCATTGCCGGTCTTGATCAGATCACGCAGCAAGGAGAAGACACCCGCTTCGCCACCGGCAAGCCCGTCACCGTCCGCGGCTTCCACGGCTCCTCGTCCGCCCGCATCGCGGAGGAAGGGTTCCGCTCCGACGTTCTTGGTTCGAACACTGGCGCGCCGAGCGCGAGGATGGGGCACTTTTTTGCGGGGAGGCCTGAGACTAGCAATAGTTACACTGGTCCGAACATTGAAAGCCTTGACGTTGAGGATCTTGCGCTTAACAGAAAGAAGGAATTGTGGGCGTTTATCTATGACGAAGTGAAATCGTCAAACCCAGATTACTCTGTGCAGAAGATTGTTGCTCAAGCACGCAAGATAATGGATACGCCGCACAAGGCGTATGCGGCTTATGTTCGCGCGTTTGGAGAACCTCCGTTTGAGCCGACCTCCCCCGTAGTCTACCCCGCCCGCCTGCACTTCAAGAACCCCTACGTCCACGACTACAAGGGGCAGTCGTACCGCGAGGAGTCCTACGCGAGCGTGATCGCGAAGGCGAAAGCCGCGGGCCATGATGGTGTTATCCTGTTAAACACCTACGACGGCGGGCCGCTCGACAATATTTTCGTTGTGTTCGATGACGAGCAGATTGAGCAGACGCTGTATCAGAGCGCAAAGCCAGCCGTCGATCGCCTGCAGATGGTTGCCGAGCGTGGGGAGCGTGCTACTGGACAACGTGCGCTGATCAGCAAAGAAGAGCGCGCAGCGATCGAGGAGTCTGCTGATCGCGTAGGCATATCGGTTCGCGAGATTACGGCCGCCGTCAGGGCGCACAAACTGGCACACCCGCAGGCAGCAGGCTGGGCGCCGCTCGTGTACCTGCGCACCAAGGTCGAAGACGGCAAGGTGACCCACGAGTACCAGAAGACCTCATACTCGTTCAGTTCTGACGCAGATGGCAGGCAACTTGGGGAAGGCACGCCAGAGCGCAAGCGTAGGGTCAACGCGCTCGCCAAAAGCATGACGGAAGAAGTGCGGCGAGTGTTCGCGCGCGCGCAGGCTGGAGACAAGAACGCGCAGAACATCCTGGCCCAAGCTGGATGGTACAAGTCCATGCGGACCCGGCTGCGCCAGGAGTTCGGCGGTCTAGGCGATCTGTTCGCCGATCTGCTCGGCGCTACCAGTCCGAACACGCCGGTTCGCGATAACTGGTCCAATGCTGTCGACTCCCTGCGCCGGGCGATGCGCGGCGATTTCGACAAGCTCATCGTTCAGTGGGAGGCGTGGGCAGACAACATCGACGCGCTCGAGTCCGACCTGAAGGCGTACTTCAACGCCGGGCTCACGATCGGCCTGTCGAAGAAGGACATCAAGGCGCAGCCTGAGTATCAGGCCAAGCTCGACGCGCTGAAGGAAGCGCGGAAGCTGCCGGCGTCCATGCTTCCGACCAAGGAAAGCGGGAAGAACTACGGCTTCAACGGCCGCAACGTCGCCCGCGCGATGGTCGGCCTGTGGCGCGTGGTGCGCAATGCTGACGCCGACATCGCTAGAGGCGGCACGGCGCCGAAAGCCGTCAACTTCTCCGGCAACCTCATCGGGTTCCGCGAGCGCGCCACGATCGACGTCTGGGCGGCGCGCATGCTTCAGCGCCTGGCCGGCGGTCGCCGCATCCCCAGCATGGCTGAGACCGGCGTCTCCGGCGAGATGCGCGAGGACGGATCGACCACTCTGCAGTTCGGGTTTGGGCAGGACGTGTTCTCTGAAGCCGTCAAGCGCATCAGGTCCGACGCGGAGTTGAAGACCGACAAAACCCTGGCAGAGATCAACGACGACGACTTGCAGGCCGTCGTGTGGTTCATCGAGAAGGAACTCTGGACGGTCAACAACTGGACCAGTGTGGCCGGCGAGGGTGGTTCGTTTGAGCTCGAGGCTGACTTGACGGGATCGGCCAAGCAGGCACGGATCAAAGAACTGCGGCGGATCTTGGACTCGTCGCGGTCGAAGCCGGAGCAGAAGGCGGAAGCGCGCGCCGAACTGGCTACGCTGGAACGCACGGTCGACCGGTTCGTCGGCGGCCTGTCGACCCAGATGTCCGCGGATACGCAGGGCGTCGATTATGTGCCAACTGACACCGACATGGTGCGGTTGTCCGAGTCGATCCGCGCGGCGATCTACGAAGCCGACGACGGCGCCACTGTTCTGGGCTCGAAGGCGCTGGCAACCGAAGGTCGCTATGGCGGCGTCGAGCGTTCGCTGGATCTTGAGGTCGTCGCGCGCGAAGGTTTCGATGCCAGCCCGCTTTGGCTGCGGATGCTGAAGGAAGCGCAGGCTGCGAAGCAGGACAGCGTGTTCCTGTCGAGGGTGCTGCGCCCGGACGAAGACGTCGATCCGCTGGTCCATCGGCCGGGCGTCGAGATCTACTTCAGGGACGCAGCGGCGGCCGACCGTCTTGAAGCAGTCCTGGCCGAACTGGCGACGCAGGGTGTCGAGTTCTTCACGGTGGTCGTCGACGGTCGGCGCAGCCCGTCTGCCGTTGCCGGGGAAATGCCGCCCGCGGTCGGCGTGCGTTTGCAGTATGTCCCCGAGTTCGAGCAGCGGTACGGCATGGACTCGTTCGACGGGTTGGACGATAGTGCCGTTGGTGATAGGATAGCGGAGCGTGCCTCTGCGCTCCGCGCTCTCGCGGAACGCGTGTCGGCCGAAATAGAAGGGGTCTCGTTTGCCGGGCAGTTCTGGTACGAGACCCAGGTGGCTTTTTCTTCCCAGTACCAGGAGAAGATCGATGCCCTCGCAACTGGAACTCCTGAAGGAAGCACTGAAGGAGTCGGAGGCAAGAAGTGGGTCGGACAATCCGTTCGTCAAGGGCTTGAAGATGCAAATCGCCAGGCTCGAGAAACCGCGAGCGGAGAACCCGGTGGAGATGTACTCGGCGGGGACGAGGTCCGCGCCGATGCCGAACAATTCCTGACCGATCAGGGGGCGCCCGCCCCCGACCTCCTCCTGCAATCTGGCACCGCCAGACCAACCATTCTCAACCAGCGCAACGAGAACGCCCCTCGCGGCTTCATGCAGATCCGCCGCCAGGAAGGCGCGCCGTCGCGCCTGAACATAGGTCTGCTCGAGAACGCAGACCTCTCGACGTTCATGCACGAGACCGCGCACGCGTATCTGGAAGTGATGCGCGACTTCGTTGGTGAACTGCAGGCAAGGCTCGCCCGCGGCGAAAAGATCACCGACCGTCAGCAGCAGTACCTCGACGACTCCGACGCTCTGCTCAAGTGGATGAAGCTCGACGACTGGTCGCAGCTTGACGTCGATCGCCACGAGCAGTTCGCGCGCGGGTTCGAATCGTACCTGATGGAAGGCAAGGCACCGTCGCCTGAACTGCGCACCGCGTTTCATAGATTCAAGATCTGGCTCACTCAGATCTACAAGCAGATCACGTCTCTCAACGTGAATCTGTCCGACGAGGTGCGCGGTGTCATGGACCGCATGCTCGCGAGCCAGGAAGAGATCGAAGCCGCCAGGCAGGAACTGCAGATCCGCCCGATCTTCCTCGACGCCACCTCTGCCGGCATGAGCGAGGCCCAGTTCAAGAACTACCGCAAGACGATCGAGGTCGCCAACGCGGAGGCGCACCAGCGGCTCGAGCAGGCGATGTACGACGAGTGGGTCCGCGAGCAGAAGAAGTGGTGGAAGGAAGAGACCGCGCGGATGGAGAACGAAGTGGAGGCCGAGTTGCTCAAGACTCGGCCATTCCGCACGATCGTTGCTATTGCCACTGGCAAGCTTCCCGATGGTCGAGAAGTGCCAGCGGTCAAGCTTTCCCGGCGCGCGATCGAGGCCACCTACGGCGACGAGGCGCCCGAGATTCTGGCCGCGCTCAAGAAGCACAACGTCGTCCGCATCGAAGACTCGATCTCCCCGGACGAGGCTGCCCAGCTTTACGGCTACGGCAGCGGCGACGAGATGGTCCGCGAGCTCGCCCGGACTCCTGGCCTGCGGGCAGAGGTCCGGCGCCTGGCAGGCGATCGCATGCGGGCCGAGCACGGCGACATGATGAGAGATGCCGGCCTGCGCGCACAGGAGGCCCGGATGGCCGTCCTGAACGAGAGGCAGGAGCAGGTGCTGGAAGCGGAACTGAAAGCCTTGCACGCGCTCCAGCGGGCTGCAGCGCCCATGCTCAAGACTGCGGCAGCAGAACAGCGCCAGGCCCAGCGGCAGGGGATTGCAACCCTGCGCGCGGTGCCTGGCGTCGAGGTCTTCAAGCAGATCGCCGAAGGGCGGATCTCGCAGATGAGGGTCAGGGATCTCCAGCCGAACACCTACCTGGTCGCCATGCGCAAGGCGGCAAAGGCCAGCGAAGAGGCTCTTGCTCGTCAGGACTACGTCACCGCGTCTGCCCACAAGCAGGCCGAGGCGCTCAACCTGCAGATGTACCTGCTCGCCACCAAGGCGAAGGCGGCGGCCGACAAGCAGGTCGCGTTCTTGCGGTCGTTCAGCAAGAAGAGCATCCGCGAGCGGCTTGGGAAAACCGACTACCTGACCCCGATCGACGCGATCCTGTCGCGGGTGGATCTGCTCAACGTCCCGCTTCGTCAACTCGACTGGGTCGCCGAGATGCAGGCGTTCCTCGAAAAGAAAGCCGAGGAGAAGGTGCCGATCTTCCTGCCTCCCGAGCTCGCCAGGCTCACGCTCAAGAAGAACTACAAGGAGATGACGGTCGACGAACTGACCGGCATCAACGACGCGGTCAAGCACCTCGACCATATGTCGCGCCATCAGGACCGTCTGCTCAAGGCGATCGACAAGCTTCAGTTCGACGAACTCAAGGCGAAGCTGATCGAGTCTGCGCAGGAGCGCGGCAAGGGCGAACTGCTCGAGTTCGACGACAGTCCGCAGGACGTCGTCGCAAAGACCGCCGGCAACCTGGTCGCCCTGCACCGCAAGCCGTCGTTCTTCATTCGCCTGCTGGACGGGTTCAAGGACAACGGTTTCTGGCATCGCAACGTGCTGCGCCCGATGAACGAGGCGGCCAACCGCGAGACCAGCATGAAGACCGAAGCGTCCGAGAAGATGAAGGCGGCGTTCGACCGCTACACGTCGATCGGTCAGGCGATCAAGATGAAGGCGTCGAAGGCGACGCTCGGCATGGTCAAGGACGAGTTCTTCCGCAAGACGTTCATCCCAGAGTTGAAGACCCAGATCTACTCAGGCAACGCCAGCAAGGCCAACTTGCTGATGATCGCGTTGAACCTGGGCAACGAAGGCAACAAGCAGCGCCTGCTCGACGGCTACGGTTGGGACGAAGCGCAAGTGATGAAGGCGCTCGACAAGCACCTGACTCGCGACGACTGGGCATTCGTCGAAGAGATCTGGTCGCTGGTCAATGGGTACTGGCCCGAGATCGCGGCCATGCACAAGCGGGTCTACGGCGTCGAGCCCGGCAAGGTCGAAGGCATCCCGGTTCGGACCAAGTACGGGATCATCAATGGCGCGTACTTCCCGATCAAATACGACAGCAAGAAGGGCACCTCGCAGTTCTTCAAGAATACGGAAGAGGCCGCCAACGCGCTGATGTCTGGCGAAGCGTTTATGGCTCAGACCAAGAACGGCCACAGGCAGGCTCGAGTATCCGCAGTCAAAGGCCAGCCGATCTCTCTCGACATCGACGTCATCGCGATCCACCTGAACAACGTCATCCACGACCTGACGCATTTCGAAGCGGTGAATGACGTCAACCGCATCCTGCGCGACGGCGACATCAAGCGGGAGATCATCGCCAACCACGGAGAGCAGACGCTTGACCAGTTGAACTCGTGGCTTCAGGACAGCGCGGCCGGCGACCGGGTCTACATGAACACGCTCGAGCGCGGCCTGCTCTGGATGCGCACCGGCGTGTCGGTAGCGTCACTTGGTCTGAACCTGACCACCGCTGCGCTTCAGGTCACAGGCTACGCGCAGTCGATCGTCAGGCTCAGGCCAGCGTGGGCGTGGGCGGGTCTCAAGTCGTTCTACTCGAACCCGTTCAAGATGAGCGAGGAGATCCTGGGCAAGAGCGAGTTCATGCGCAACCGATCGCGGACTCTGACCCAAGAGATCAACGAGGCGCTGAACACGATCAAGGGTGGCACCAAGATGACGGCCGCCATGTTCGCGCTGATTTCCAAGATGCAGAGCACGGTCGACTTCCCGACCTGGCAAGGCGCGTACCTGAAGGCGCTCGACTCCGGCATGAAAGAAGCGGACGCGGTGTCTACCGCGGACCAGGCCGTGCGCGATACCCAGATGGGCGGTCAGACCGGTGACATCGCCGGGATCATGCGCGGTAACGGAATGGCGAAGCTGTTCACCGTTTTTATGAGCTACATGAACACGACGTTCAACCTCGCGAGCGAGTCGTACAACAAGACCGACTTCACCAAGCCGCGCGAGGTCGGACTCTTCATCGGTGACATGCTGCTTCTGTACACGGTCCCGAGCGTGCTCGGCATGATGATCCGTGAAGCGCTTCTGCCGGGCGATGACGATGACGACGACAAGACTCTAGCCGAGAAGATCCTACGCGAGCAGGCGTCGATGATGCTTGGGCAGTTTGTCGGTCTCAGGGAACTGTCTGGCGTGGTCCAGGGGTACGGCATGTATCAGGGCCCGGCCGGCACGCGGATCTTCGGAGATTCGGTCGCGCTCGCCGTGCAGATCGGTCAGGGCGAAGTCGACCAGTCGTTCCTGCGCTCTGCGAACCGCGTCGGCGGTATCGTGTTCCATTACCCGGCACTTCAAGTCGACCGCACCGTACGCGGCGCAGTGGCGCTCGCAGAAGGAGAAACAGACAACCCGCTGGCGCTCGTCGCCGGCCCGCCCAGGAACTGATCGATGGCACGCAGACCCACAAAGCCAACCAAGACGGGCCGCGCCGGAAACAGGATGCGGCCGGTCTCGATCGATTACCGGATCGTGTCTCCGTTCCTGCCGGCGACGACCTCGACCGGCGGAACCCTGAGTGACGGCGACAAAGGCGACATCACCGTCAGCGGGTCAGGCGCAACCTGGACGATCGACAACGGTGTGGTGACCACCGCCAAGATGGGTGGCGACGTGACCACCGCCGGCAAGGCACTGCTCGATGACGCTGACAATATCGCGCAGAGGGCGACCCTTGGTTTGGGTAACTCTGCCACGCTGAATACCGGAACGACGGCCGGCACTGTTGCTGCCGGCGACCATACGCACGCGCAACTGCACGACGCAGTCACGGTGGCTGACTCGAGCACCATCAACCTGACTCTCACAGGTCAGCAGGTCAGCGCGGATGCCATCACGCAGATGTCGGTGACGTCGGACGCGAGCGGACTGAAGCTGTCTGGAGACGCGTCGGCGCCTGGCAACTCCAAGCTATACGGCACCAACGGCAGCGGAGTGAAAGGTTGGTATGACCAACCAGGCGGCGGTGGAAACGCGTTTGGCACGATCGCGGTCAGCGGTCAGAGCAACGTGGTTGCTGACGCCGCTGCGGACACGCTCACGTTGGCGGCAGGAGCCGGCATCACTCTGACCACCGACGCCGCAACAGACACGGTGACGGTGGCCGGGCATTTGCGCACTCACGCTATGACCGGTGTCAGCGATCATAGCGCGGGCCTGTGGAAGGTCTTCTATAGCGACGCGGATGGGCTTGTTCAAGAGCTCGCTCTGGGGGCGGCCAACACGGTTCTGACCTCCAGCAGCGCGGCCACTGCTCCGACGTTCTCCGCTCTTCCCAACGCGTTTGGCACGGTGGCGGTGTCTGGTCAATCCAACGTGGTGGCCGACAGCACGTCAGACACTCTTACGCTTGTGGCCGGAACCGGCATCACGCTGACGACCAGCGCGGGGACTGACGAAGTCACGATAGCCGGACACGCTGAAGCCCACAATATGACGTCTACAACAGACCATGTTGCAGGCAACTGGAAAGTCTTCTACTCCAACGGGACGAACGCCGTAGTCGAGTTGGCTCTTGGGGCAAACGGCACCGTTCTAACTTCAAGCGGCGCAAGTTCCGCCCCGACCTTCGCCGCGCCAGCCAACGCGTTCGGAACGATTGCCGTAAGCGGGCAGAGCAACGTCGTGGCGGACTCGACGTCTGACACCTTGACCCTGGTCGCTGGAACTGGCGTGACGATGACGACCGACGCTACTGGCGACTCGGTAACGATCAACGCTCACGCGCAAAGTCATGCGATCACATCTACCAGCGATCACACCGCAAACAACTGGCGAGTGTTTTACAGCAACGGATCTGGTCAGGTTGTCGAACTTGCTCTAGGCGCGAGCGGCACGGTTCTCCAGTCGAGCGGGGCGTCATCTGCTCCGACATTCGCTACGGTAGCAACTAACCCGTGGACGATGGTAACTGCGACCGATGACCAGCAGGTAACGAACTCTGCGGTACTGACGGATTCTACGTACCTGCAATTTACAACAAGCGCTAACACTAACTATCACATTCGCCTTAGATGCTTGTTCAACAGCGGAAACTCGACCGCAGACATCAAGTACCGCGTCACTCACGCCGGAACAACTACTCGTGTTTTCAGGGTTCGTACTTACTCCGTTCCTGCCGGAACCTCAGCGACATTCCCTACGGTTGCGCCGTCTACCGCATTCGACAGCGCGGACCAGACGCTTTTAGCGACAGTCACTGGGGATTCCGTGGTTTACGAAGATATATACCTGCGGGTAGGAGCAAGTGGCGGCGTGTTCAAGATAGCATTCGCTCAGAATACGCAGACAGCAGCAGCTAGTGTGACCCTTTACGAAGGGTCATACCTCGAGTACATGACAACCTGACAAGGACCGCAACATGGCAAGCACTTCAAACGACAGGATCAACGGCATAACCACCAGCGTTGCGGTCAAGGCTCCGGTTGCCGCGGTCGCGACGACGAACATCACGTTGTCCGGCGAGCAGACCGTGGGCGGCGTCGCAGTCACGGCAGGCGATCGCGTGCTCGTCACGGCGCAGACCAGTTCAGTAGACAACGGGATCTACGACGTCTCGACAGGAGACTGGACGCGATCTGCTGACTTCGATGGCAACCGTGACGTCAAGCAGGGGACACTGGTCGTGGTAGCCAGCGCGACGGCGGGCACGCCAGCGTTTTACTGGGTCACCGCCGCCGACCCGATCACTGTCGGAACCACGGCGATCACGTTCGATGAAGCCCCGAATCTCAACGTCGCAGAGCTCGCCGGTAACAACACGTTCAGCGGGACCAACAACTTCACGGGCACGCTCCAGGTTGCAGGAACCGCGATCGCTGAGTTCGTCGCAGACACTGTCGGCGCCATGGTGGTAGGCAACACAGAAACGTCGATGACCGTCACTTACGACGATGCCGACAACACGCTCGATTTCGTCGTCAACGCCGCAACCACCGTCCAGTCTGGCACGACCAGGTACGCCACCGGGGCAGAGGTGGTAACAGGATCTCTGACGGTGGCAGCAGTGACGCCCGGCTCGCTGACCAGCGACCAGAGTCTTCCTCAAGACGCGTCTCTATCAGGAACCACGTCGGTCGGCGCGACGTTCTACCACACTCTGCCCGGCGGCCTGTGCTTACAGGGCGGCCCGACCGCTGTTGTCACCGCCAACTCGTCGGTCTCGGTTACGTTCGGGAAGGCGATGAGCGAGCTCTATTCAGTGACGGCGACGCCGATCACGACGGCGGTCACGATGGCCGAAAACGTGGCCGCGGTTGACGGCGCAACAGGCTCCGGTTTCACTTTGTACAACGGAGACGCGTCCGACCGCAGGTTCTACTGGATGGCGATGGGCAAGGTCTGATGCCGGCCTCGAGACTGCTTTCGGCGATCGCGGTCGCCATCCTCGCATCAGGCTGCGCCAGCCACGGCACCTACCTCGACATCGGCGCCGGGGTCGACGTCAACAGCTACGGATTTCGGGGCGAGAACCCGGTCGCCTACATCGCGGCCGGCATCGACCGCGGGACGTACCGCTGCGAATGGCAGCACGTTAGTCACTGGCTCGTAGGCTGGCCGTTCGGGCCGGTTCACGAGGAAGACTGGATTGACCAGATCGCGTGCGTGAAGCGCATCCAGTTCGACACCTGAACTGTCCAATACTCAGAAAATCACAACGGCAGAATGCGGCCTGCAGCCTCGATCATCTGGGTGCAATTTTTGGACAGATCGCCGGGTTCGGCCAGTGATCACGCGGGTCACGCATGGACTGCTGCATTCCCGGCGTGACCGGCGCGGATTCTGGCGTTCCGTTCATTCTGTCCAATTCAATTTTTGACGTCGTCCAATACTCTCAACGATTCGACGTTATAACCCGCCCTGCGCAGGACATTGATCGCCCGAGTGATTTCCGATTGTGATGGCGGCTTGTCGTAACGAACCTGCTCTGGCACTTCGCGTCCGACCGCATTCAAAACATTGATCAGGCCGCGCCTTCCCATGCCGTAGACGCGTGTGGAACCAACCTTGATGCCGCCGTTGCCTATGCCGTATTCGATAAGTTCGGTTCTGAAGGCATCGATGGCTTTGCGCAAGTCTCCAAATGCGGCGATCAATTTGTTCTTGTCCTGAGTGGAAAGACCGAAATTGGCTCGACTGATTTTTTCCTCAATGTAGCCGTCGATTTCCCCGTACTCGCGCTCAAGATACTCCGCGCGACCAATCAGTTCTCGAGCCCTTGCCGCCGAGACCGGCGGATCAAGAGATTCACCAACCTGGCGATACGACAGGCCGCTTCTTCGTAGCTCAAGGGCGCGCTTCGCCCTGGCAATGGTGAGCGCCTTCTGCACTTCTGCCTTCATTTCTTTTTCTCCCCTTCTACTCCGCGGAATGCGCGCTGCCTGCACCGATTCCCGCAGTACGTCTGAACCGCGAGCATAGGCACAACCTCGCCGCATTGTGGGCAGGGGCGAGGCTGGCGCTTGCGCTGTTTTGCCAACTCAGATGCCGCATTCATACACATGCCCCGCGATGACCGTGACAACCATTCCAACCATTACGCCAATCGTTGTGCACGCTCCTGCGAGGCAGATCAATGCGAGCGCGTAATTGCCCGCCATCTCGACAATCACTCTACGCGCTTCGTTTGCGTCCACGCGGCACCTCCCGTGCGTTTTCGATGTCGTCCCAATCGCAGGTCGGCCCGTATTGGGAGCAGGTTTCCCATTCCCATTCGATGTTCGCGCCGTCGCGCTCTGGGTTGTGGTTTCGCGCCTTTCTTGTGGGTGCTCCACATTCTGGGCACCGCTTGCGCTGGCGGGCTAGGTCGGCGGCGGCGGTCATGCCGCCACCTTCGCAAACCCGATATACCGAATCTTGCTTACTTGAGCGTATCCGTTCCCCCTCATTCCGCCGTAATCAACGGAGGTTATATCGCGCTCTGTGTAAATGTTTTCCGGGTTCGCCTTGAGAAACACAATGCCCCTGTTTGCCTTTTTGCCGGTCTTGGTCATTATTTCTATGCCACCAAGACAAAGCCCGCTGCCAACCCAGAACGTTTCAACTTCTCTCGTTTCGCCGTTTAGCGTCATGGTGATTTGTACGCTCATCCCCGTTCTCCCTTGCTGATGGGAGTAATGTATAACACATGCGCTACCGTTACAAGGTCTTTTTTGTATCAGTTTGTAACAGCGGCCCCTCGACCACCGGCGTTTCCCTTCTCCGAATGTACCGCGCCGTCATAGCCGGGGAGTGATGCGCCGCCAGCGCTGTAGGGTCCAGCCCCTGCGCCTTTGCGTCCGTCAGGGACTTCGCCCGCAGATCCCGAAGCTGCGCATCTGCGACCCCGGCCCGCTCGCATGCCGCCCGCCACTGCTCGACCACCGAGCGGTAATCAACCCGGCTGCCCCAGCGCCCTTCGATCAGGTAGCCCCGGCCGTTGCACCGCGCGAGCGCCTGGGCGAGCGCAGGGGACGCCTTTACCACTAACCGCGCACCTGTGCTCGCGGCCGTTTTGGACGGCTGGAAAGCGATGCCAGCCTCGCTGACGGCCGACCACTTGAGCGCCAGGACGTCGTTGACGCGCTGGCCGGTTAGGTAGAGCAGGTCCATGACGACCTGAAGGCGCTCCGGCGCGTGAGCGTAGATCGCCCGGTACTCGTCGTCGGTGATGTAGCGGGCGCGCTTCCGCTCGTTGTGCCGTTTGATCCCGACCGCGGGGTTGCTGTCGACCTCGCCCCATTCGAGGCCGAACGCGAACACCTGGCGCGCGAAACTGAGCACCCGGTTCGCCATGTTCGGCGTGGCGCTGAGATCGACCTTGATGGCGGCAATGTGGCGCGGCAGCACCTGGTCCGGCTGGAACTCGGCAAACACGTCCCGCAGGTATCGCGCGGCGGCTTCGTACTGCGTGACGGTGGCGGCGGAGAGGCGGGGGCGGATGTGCTCGAGCACGCGGTCGATCAGACCGGGCATCCCGGTGCAGGCAGGGCGAGACTCGACGATAGCTGCATACGCCTGCAGCGCCTCACCGAGCTCGCGCCCCAGTCGGGTCCACTTCCCCTTGCTGACGTACCAGTACGCCCCGTGGCGTTGATACACGCATCGAGGTAGGTGCCGGTCCTTTGTTCGCGGACGCATTCCTTAGCCGCAGGATCGGCTCCTGCGGACTCCCTGCCGATATGTCCGCACGCAATACCACAATCGTCCCGTCCCGTCGCCGCTTGTACGGTATGCCAAGGTGTGCTAACTCTCGGGCTTGGGCTTGTGGCCTCACCCTCCCGGTGAGTTCGGCTAGTTCCTGTTCAGTCAGGATCACGGCTTCTGCTCCACGGCTTCAACGATCATCTGCCATGCCTGTTGTTGCAGAAACTTGTCGTTTATCGGGTTTATCGATGCTTCGCGCGCCAACTCCACCAGATCATCCGGCAGTCTCGCCCGCTGGCGCTCGGCGGCGAGGTGATCCGTTGCTTCAGACAACAGGGAGCAATAGTGCGCCGCATTTCTGGCGTTCGTTGATTCCGCATCCAGAGCATCGCGCAGTTCTTTCTGCAACCGCTCAATCTCCCCATTTGCACTGGCAAGCCCGTCAATCAAAATCTGCCGGTCGCACTCGTATGCAATTACCGCGTCCTGCGCTTCTTTGCTGCGCTGTTCATACGAATACGCAAGGTCGCTAAGTTCCTGTGCGCGCACTCGCATCCTCTCAATCTCCGCATCCCGCTCCGCGAGCATGACATCACGCTCTGCAACTACTTCGCAAACCGCACAACTTCGCTTTAGTGAACCATGCTCACACACCGATTCTGGAATGATGTTCGCCAAGCAAGAGTCGCAATACAAAAGCGGCGAACTGATCTCTTTCGTGCACGCGAAACACAGGTTCTCTACACTCATAGCCTATACTCCAGCGCATCCTGCAATCGTGCTGCGTAATGCTCGCCCATTTCGATGATGATCCAGTTCGCCGCCTCATCTGGTGATACAGGCAACCACGGAAGGTCGGCGCGGCGGTTCCATATTTGAATTGCTGACGCAATATCATCCTCATCATCGGTTGATATAGTGCAGTCTCGGCAGGCGACCGCATGACCTATCGTGTTGTCTGGATGAACCCACATTTGCGATTCCGCCTGCCCCCCGCAAAAAGGACACGGCTTCAGTTCCGGCGCTTCGCTGCTCATTCCTCTCCCTCCTTCACCAGCGGCACGTCGCGCCATTCGGTTTTTTCATCCCAGTATGCTCCTTGTTCATCTACACCGCTTACTAGACGCCTCCACTGCTGCTGAAGCGTGCGCACAGTCCTGACTACCTGCGCTCCTGCTGGCGGGTTTTGGTCCAGCCGCTCCACAAACCGCAGCCGCATCGTTGGCTCCCAATTACTCATCTCTGCTCTCCCTCTCTTTGAGCAACTGACGGACTGCTTTTTCCAACTCTGCACCGTCGTATACGACCGGGGAGCGATCCATCATCCGCAGTTCTTTCTGCGCCTCTTCCGCCTTCCCCTCCCGCGCCATTCGTGCGAGTTCTGCCAACCGTTTGGCTTGTGCTCGCTGTCGGTCAAGATAGGAAAGCCACCCTCTGCAAATCTCAATTGCTTCGGCGGTTTTCATTCCCTGCTCTCCCTCTCGGCGCGAAGTACTATGTCGGCCCAATCGCAAGCGGCGTCACCGTAGGCGCGTATTTCCTCCTCGCTGTTGAATATGGGCGCTCCCGCTTTAATCATTGCCGCCGCCATCATCAGCACCGCCTGCTGGCGGATGGTTAGGCCCTCTGCCAGCCGTTTGCAAATCTCAACTGCTTCGGCGGTTTTCATTCCCTGATCTCCCTCTCAGCGCGGAGCACGGCATCGGCCAGTAGAATCGCGTCAATAGCGGCATTATCAAAATGCTCTTGTCGCGTTGGATTGAACATGGGGTTAGACGCAATCCCCTGCATCGCCATCAGCACCGCCTGCTGGCGGATGGTGAGGCCGGGCTTACGAGTAGACGTTGCGCCGTGAGCGTGGTCAGTTTCGTTGTGCGGATAAGCCGGTTCGTTGAAGTCGCCCATCATTCCTCCCTCGCGGTGAGTCGCCATTCCAGAATTGATTCGCCGCGTTTTTCTGACGCGAATGGTCCCGTGCCCTCGTCGTGCCAGCAGATGCAGTTCGCATCACCGGACTCTTTCGCCATGCAGCCGTCAACGCGGTAGTAGTATTGCCAGAGATCCCTCGCGGCGAGTGCTTCGCGCAATCCGCCAATCTCGACCGATGCCGGGCCGTGTTCGCAAAAGTGTCCGACAGTCCCAAACGGGTCAGAATCAGCGGCCTCAAGCAGTCTCTCTACAATCACGCGATACCTGTCGCGTTCGCTCAATACGCGCTGCGCTGCATCCCATAGCGTCTCGGCGTCATGGTCCTGACCGAGAGAATCGCCAACGTAGTCGATATAGGTGTTCTTTTCGTCCTCAAGCGCAGCAAGATTGCTCCGCAGCCGCTCGTTCTCAGCCTTCAGCGCGTCGCGTTCGCGCTTCAGCCGCTCAACCAATTCCGGCACTACTAACGACAGAACGCTGTCCTGCACAGTCCCGTCGTCTGACGTTTTTGCTGCCTCACCGAACATATCGCCTATCTGAACAACAATCCCGCGGTAGAAGTCAGCGTTTCGCGCGAACTGCTCCGCTGTTTCTATCCAGTTGTCACGCTCGCGCTTCAGTTCGCGCAGGGCGGCGGCGGCTTCTGCCGCTTCTCCGATGTTTTCGTAACGCGCAAGATCATCGAGTCGCCCGATCAACCCATCAACATCCATACCACACCCCCCATTCCAGAAACCCAGACCACCAGCGCAAGAGCAAGGGCGCGTGCGCCGGATTGTGATTCATCCTGATAATCGATCATTTCGGCCCCCGTTCAGAACGGCACGTCCTGCCTGAACTCGTCGCACCCGAACACTTGAAACCAGTCTGGCACCGCGTCGTCGACCTTCGCGCATCGACCACCGCTGAACTCAGCACAGTTGTGGCACGACCTGACAAGCTCGAATTCAAGCCGCCGCATGGCTTCCTGAATCCGCTGAGTTCGTCTCGCTGTCAAATCTCCAATTGATGACGCGGTCATACTGTCCTTCTCTCCTGACAAGAATCTCGACCGGCCTGCGCAGCTTGTGCGACAGGCGCAGAGCGTCTCCGACACTGTTCACGGTCCCGGTCGGGTCTCTCCGCTCTATCCATTGCAGCGCCTTCGTTCGCGCGTAGCCGATGTGCTCGAGGCAGACGTACTCGGTCACCATCCGCAGCCCGCAGACGTAGTCGACGCGCAGACTGTCTGGCTTGCCGACCTTCCGGTGGCGCCGGTAATACACGTCCTTGACCGACATCCATTCCGGCCTGATCTGGCTTGACAGAACAGGAGCTTCGGTCGCCGTCGCCTCGTGCTTCGCTGGCGTGGGCCACGCGTAGCCGCAGACGTGGCAGATCCGCACGCTGGCGTGGACGATCGTCGAGCACGACGGGCAGGTCTTTCCCTGCGGCGCAACGCCGCCACCCTGGCCCGGCACCTTGTCGCGCGGACGCACCGCGTCGACCGGCCCGTGACGCAGGACGTTGCCGGCGAAATCCAAGACGAGACAATCTGTCTTCCCTGGCGCGGTACGCATGCCGCGGCCAGCCATCTGAACGAAAAGACTCGTCGACTGTGTCGGTCGCAGCATGACCAGCAGGTCGACGATCGGCGCGTCGAACCCGGTAGTCAGGACTGACATGTTGGTCAGCGCGCGGATCTCGCCGCGCCTGAACCGCTCGAGGATGTCGTCACGCTCGTGATGCGGCGTGTCTGCCTCGACCGTCTCTGCAGTGATCCCGCGCGAGCGCAGTTCGTCTCGCACCTCGTAGGCATGGTCGACGCTGCTGCAGAAAAGGAGCCACGCCTTGCGGTCCTGCCCCCACTGAATCACTTCGGTCACCGCTGCGGCCGTCAGCCCGTCCTCGTGGACAGCGCGGTCGAGATCCGCCGCAACGTACTCGCCGAGCCGGGTGCGGACCCCGTCGAGGTTGATGCGCCGCAGCGTCCCTTTGCTATGGAGCGGGACCAGGTAGCCCCGGTCGATCAGATCGCCGAGCGGCAAATCGAATGCGATGCCGTCGAACAACGCGTCAGGACCGGTGTGGAGCAGCCCGCTGTCGAGCCGGTACGGCGTCGCGCTCAACCCGATGATCTTGAGTTGCGGATTGATCCGCATCGCCTCGTCGAGGAAGCGCCGGTACATGGTCTGACCCTTGGTCGGGATCAGGTGCGCCTCGTCGACAATGATCAAACTGAACTTGCCGAGCTCATGGGCGCGCTTCCAAACCGTCTGGATCGACGCGTAGACGATCGGCATGTACGCCTCTCGACGGCGCAGGCTTGCCGCGTAGACGCCGGCAGGTGCGTCAGGCCAGATCGTCAGAAGCTTGTCGAGGTTCTGCGCGATAAGTTCTTTGGCATGCGTGAGCATCAGGATTCGATCGCCAAGGTCCGGCGCAATCACGCGCCGAACGATCTCTGCGATGATCAGAGACTTGCCCGCCCCGGTTGGCAGCACCCACAAGCCGTGGCCGCCGCCCTCTTCGAACCAGGACCAGACTCGGTTGACGGCATCGATCTGGTAGTCGCGCAGCTTCATCATCCAACCACCTCGCCCCCAAACTCGCGTCGCAGTTCTTCTGTCTCGTATGCGCCGATCACGCGCACGTCAGACGCCGCCGCGATCTCGCTCGACAGGTAACCGTCCGGCCCGTTCGCGAACCTGTTGCCGGTTAGCTTGTTGACGTAATAGACGTTGCCGTCGTCGGCGTCGTGCTGCTCTGCCCACTTCGCGATCAACTCGGGGATGAACAAGTGCGTCGGGCAACCGGCGCGTTGCTCTTTCTCGGTCAGATCCTTGAAGTGCCGGGAGCATGACCACCGGCCGTGCCCGTCGAGCTCCGGCGTCGAATGGATGCAGGTCCGGCAGTTCGCGAGCGGCGTCGCCTCGACGTGGCAGTGCTCGCGGTAATCGCAGAACTTGCAGACGTACAGGGTCGGGTCGTCCGAGATCCTGGCCGGCGGCCGATCGCTCGTGATGATCCGCTCAGCTCTCTTCAGCGCCTGACGCGCCACCGTCGCGGACCGGCGCACCCGCTCGGCGTACAGGCGGTCGTCGTTCTTGCAGACCACCAGATAGAAGGCGCGCTCAATATCCATGAGCTCCATGTAGATCTGCATCTGCGTGAAGTGCTTCGGCTGCGCCTTCTCGACGCCTACCTTCTGCAGCTTGTTGAACGACTTCTCGTTCATGGTCTTGAACTCAAGAACGTGCGGCTTCTCTGGCGCCTCGATGATTCCCATCGCCACGCCGTCGAGACTGCCGCCGAAGTGGCCGCCGATCTCGCTCACTCTGAACTGCTGACCGCTCGCCGGGTCGCGGTCCCAGACCGTGACGCCGGCTTTGCGCAGCCAGCCGATCAATGCTTCCTCTTCTCGCGCGCCGCGGTCGAACAGGCGCAGCATGCGCCCGCTCTTGGATTCCGCCCCGACCCAGCGAAATATGTACCAGAGCTTGCGGTCGCACTCGTCGCCGATCACGGACGCCCCCAGGTGGTAGCGGAGGCCGTCGTCGGCCTCCCGCTCCACCGCTCGGTCGATCGCCGCGAGCGTGCTCTCCTGTTGCGGCAGGGCCGCCATCACCGGGCCCAGGGGCGCGATGCAGCGGCGGGAGCCGCGGGCGCAACGCCAGGCTGCGGGTAGGTCGGGGACCGCGTCGCGACGCCGGTCATGCCGACCGCACCGTTGACTGCCTTGTAGCCCTTGACCTCGTTGCTCTCGCCGTACTCGCCCTTCGGCGGCTTCAGCGCGACCTTGGCGATCAGCGGCTTGTCGTGCAGTTCCGCGGAGTCGTTGACCTGCAGACGACCGACCGCGTGGCAGATCGCCGACAGAGTGCGGTACGCGATCTCGACCGCCTGCGCGTTCGGGTTCTGCAGGTTGAGACGGTCGAACAGCTTGCGACCCTGGTACGGCCCCTCGAGGATCTCCATCGTCAGTTGCAGGTACGCGCCGTCGCCGCGCGAGGTCGGCTTCATCTCGGAATCCACGATCATGCAGAGGTAGTCTCCGCTCGGGACGGGTTCCAGCGGTGCGTTCGGCTGGACGGTGGTTGCGTCAAATTGAAGGATTGCCACAGTGTCGTTCTCCTCGGTCTTTGGTTAAGCCGCTGCCTGCTTGGCAGCGGAGATTGCGTCCGCGAGTGCGGACCATGTCAGCGGGAGTTCCGCCGGCAATGCGTATCTGTTCTTGGCGACGTATGCGGCGGTCCCGACGACCGCGAGCACGCGCTCGCCAGTAGACACGCCGCGCGTGCGCGTCTGGTTGAAGCCCAGGTTCTCGACCTTGGTCACGACGCGCGGCTTCGCGAACCCGATCACGTCGACCGACTCCTGCACCAGCGCAGACGCCTTGGCGTGCAACTTGATGTCATAGCGATCGATCGAGTCATGCTCCGGGCTTTCGAACCGGCGGATCTGGTGGTGCGCGATCAGGATCACGCACATTCCCTTGTGATCGCGCAGTGCGTTCAGGCCGTCGAGAAACTGACGCCAGTACGCGATAGCTTCCATGTAGCCCTTGCCGTACCCCATCTCCTCGATCGAGCGGATGCCGTGCTGGGCGCAAACCTCGGCCCAAATCAGCGGTTCGAGATGATCGAGAGAGTCGACGACGATCGACTCGTAGTCGTGCTCTTCCGAGTACAGGGCTGCGATCGCGTCCATCACGTCGGCGAAGGAGTTCGCCTTCGGGAACGAGTCGACGGTCAAGGTGCCGGCGCCGTCCTCAGTAAAGACGAAGACGGGGCGCGGTGCTCCGGCCGCGAACGTCGTCTTGCCGATGCCTGCTTCGCCGTAGACGAGCATGCGCGGCGCGCTGATCGCGGTCGTGCGCTTGATGCTGTTGAGTGAGATCGCCATTTATGCAGCCTCCACCTTTTCGATCCGCGTCACCTTGAACCCCGGCTTCGCCGGCTTGCTCGTGACGTAGCGTGCGGCGATCTGGTACAGGTCGGGTCGATGCTCTTCCAGCCAGGCGAGACCCTTGGTGTCGAGATCGACCTTGGTCTTCAGCGGCTGGAGCTCGACCGGGATCAGACCATGGATTGCTTCGACGCCGCCGTCGTCCAGCGACCGGGTCCAACGCGTGGTGACAGTCACCTTCACGTCGTCCAGTACGGTCGTGGTGGTGCCTTCCGGCTTGGTCTCGATCATCTTCAGCATCTGGTTCTCGATCGCGAGGCGGGTCTCGTTCGCCGCGTCCTCGCGCGCCTTCGCCTGCAACCAGGCGAGCGCCAGTTCGTTCAGGTTGTCGTTGCGTCCTTCTTTCATCATTGGTTCCCTCAGTCAGTGAACAATCTCGTTCTGTGATTCGGCCACTCTGTCGATAATCTCAGACCCCATCGTCCCGCGAAGGCGGGTGCAGTAGTCCACGAACTCGTCTCTGCTGTCGGTCATCTCAGATGCCATCTTGTTGACCAGCAGGGACCAGATCGCGTCGTACCGCGCGGTCAAGAACGTCAGCGCCATGAACGACAGCGCGCTGCGTTCGCCCGCGTGTTCGATCCCGTTCTCGACCTCGAACGACTCGGTCATCTCGTCGAGCATTTCGAGGTGCTCGTCAAAGTCTTCGCGAGACAAAAGCTCTGACAGGCGACCCTTGAACTTCTCCACCAGCGCATCGTCGAGCATCATTCCCTCCCGGTCCCGAACGACTCGCTCGGCGCGTCCATCAGTCGGCACTGCTGGAGCTCTTCGCCGACGATCCAGGCGCCGATCAGCAGCGCCCAGAACAGCGAGCAGAGGAACAGAGCGGTCGCAAACTCTCTCCAGCCGCGGTACTGGCGCGGGGCTCGGTAGTCCTTCATGTCGATGCCAACCATCTCAGTACGCCTCCGCGTAGTCATACGGGCAGACAGCTTCCTGCTCGCGCTGTTCTTCCCACAGTTCAACGATCCGCTTCAGTAGCCACGGCGTCGTCTCGATCTGGTGCTGCGCCATGCAGCGAACCATCGGGTCTCGGTGCCAGACCTCGATCGACTCCGGGTAAACCGTGACGTCGCACTCGTGGTCCTCGCCGGTCTCGTCGTCGGTGATCCAGTACTTCATTGCTGCGCTCCTTCGATACGCCGCGTGACGTCGATGGCAATCTGCGCCCCTCGCTCAACGCCTGCCTGCCAGGCTTCGGACACGATCCTCAAAGCGGCGAGCCAGAGGATGATGTCGTCAGGCGCACACTCCTTGATCAGCGCGTCCATGCGGGCGCGGAAATCGGATGACCCGTCTATTGCGCTCATGCTTTCTCCCTCTGCCCGATCTTCTCGGCCGCGAACTTGGCGCCGACGCGGGAGACGTTAAGACGCTGCGCCTTCATGCGCGCCTCGGTATGCGTCAAGTAGGTGAACGCCTCTCGGATGTCGTCGCTGACGAACGCATCTCCTGCGCGGCCGGTGTAGTAGAGCTCGGAGTCGTTCACGACAAGTTTGACGACGTGCATGATCAGCACTCCACCCAGCAGACAAACTGGCTACCAATCTCGCCGCGGACAAACAGCTTCACGCGGCCCGCGAAGTCTCCATTCTTCTGCTCAATTAGGTCGAAAGAGCGAATCTCTTCGTTCAGGACATAGCGCGAAATGAGATCGGTCATGTCTTCGCGGACATGTGCATATCGGGGATGCCAGTCGCCCCCCTCGTGGTAGTTGCCGCGAACGCCACAATCTGCGCCGGCAAGGAAGTACCAGTTCGGGCCAAGACCGTATGGGTCGAACCCGTTCGGAGCCACGCAGTCTTTCTTTTTGGAAAGAACGCGGACTTCGGAGAAGACGTCAGAAAGAGATTTAGGTTGATCGCCAAGGATCGGGGTGTTGTACCAGGCCATTTGTTCGTTCCTCGCTCACTGGTTCGCTCATTCGATGTGGCAATATTGCCTACGGCGATAACGCGAGTCAACAGTCGGGATTGCCAGTGGCGATGAATTTTTTCAATCGCACTCTCTTGCGCGATAGATTGGGTCGATTAGGCTATAGGGGTGGTGACCGGCCGGTGCAGAGGAGAGCGCCGCCACTGATCCGGTCAAGGGCTGAGAAAAGCAAGAATGCGAGAGCTTACGCCACGCCAGATCCGAGTCGGGCTGCGGTTGATTGAGGCGATCAACCGCGAACGCGCTTCAGAACAGAAAGGACAAACTGTTGGTCTTCCTCGGAGAGGGCGTCGAACTGACGCGCGAACTCGAGCGCCTGCTGGGAAACCGGCAGCGTAGAGGAAGACGTCGGCGGCAACCGGGCCATAATGCCCGGCCGTATCGTTTCCGGGTCGATGTCGAGCACGGCGCAGAAGCGCAGGACGACCAGGTCATTCATGGCGCGCAGGCCGTTGAGGCAGCCTGACGTCGAACTCTGGGTGATCCCCAGCAGCGCGCCGAGCTTCTCCTGCGTCAGGCCGAGCGCGCCTTTCCGCGACTCATACGCCGCTTTCAGTCGGCGAGCCTGCCGGATCTCTTCGGTCGTCAGCGGTGTTCTTCGGATTTCCCGAGCCATTGTTGCAGTGTGCTATGTCTAACACGCATAGTCCATCGCCAGTGGCGTTGACTCATCTGACCGCCTGTGGCGATAATTGGTTCCCCCTCTCCGGAGAACCAAATGAAGCGCACCTCTCTGCCCAGATGGCTTGCTCGCTCTGGCAATAGCCAGCTTGAGCTTTCCCGACGCACCGGCATCGGCCAGTCATCGATCTCCAAGATGCTGCGGGTCGGTCGCGACATCGCCGTCGTCGAGGACGGCGAGAAGACCTACCTGGTCGAGACAAAGGTCATCTCGGGATCTCGTGGATGATGGCTCTTGAGGAGGGGGACGACGAGGCGCTACTGACTGCCAGATGGCTGCACGAGCGCGGCTTTCACTTGGTCCCGTGCGGATCTCCTCTGCTGCCGATCCCTAAATGGTTCCTCGACCGCTGCGGCGGCGATCAGGCCGAAGCCGCGAGCCGGTGGCCGAAGACGCCGCTGGTCGGTTGGAAGGAGTTCCAGGAGCGGCAGCCTACTGATCAGGAGATGGATGCCTGGGAACGCCGCTTCCCGCACTGCAACTGGGCCCTGATAACAGGACAATCAACGGGGGTCGTTGCCCTCGACGGAGACGACCCCGAGTCGGTCGAGTTCCTGAACAGCGGCCGCATCACTCGCGCGGTCTGGGTCTCCGAGACCCCGCGCGGAGAGCACCACCTATACCGGCCGAACCCGGACGCGCCGTGGAAGACCGGCGTCGGCGAGACTCACAAGCTGGACGTTCGCGGCAACGGCGGCTACATCATCGCGCCGGGCTCGATGCATGCGAGCGGTCAGCGGTATCGGCTGCGGATCGCTGACGGTTACAGCGACGACCCGTCCGAGCTCACCATGCTGACCGCTCGGGACCAGGCAGAGGTCCACGCGTTCAACGGCAAGGTTGAGCGGAACTCGGGCCTGTTCTCCGGGCCCGGCAATCTCGCGTTCGATGCCACCCAGGTCGCTCCGCGCGTCGACTTCGAGGACGGCGTGGTCGGGAAGGGGAGGAACAGCCGAACCAACCAGTTGACCGGCTCGCTGATCACGGCGGGCAAGTCTCTGAGGGAGATTCTCGAGATCGTCAAAGATCAGAACGCACGCAACCTGGACGAGCGCGGCAGAGCTAACCCGCTGTCCGAGGGCGAACTGCTGACCACGGTCGCCTCGACCATACGGACGCACCTGGACAACAACCCCGACAAGCCGGTGCCTCTTGAGCCCGGCACCAACGTGCAGGCCGCGGTCGCGAGAGAGCTTCGTCCGAAGCTTCATCCAATCGAGGCGAGCGAGCTACAGGCGCGGCCAATCAAGCCGGTCGAGTGGGTCTGGGAAGGGTGGATCCCCAAAGGCTACACAACTGGATGCTTCGCCGAAGGCGGCACCGGGAAGAGTCAGGCGTTCCTTCAGTTGGCGGTTTGCCGCGCCGCGCAGGTGGCCTTCATAGACGGCAACGTCCCCGCCTATGGGAAGACACTCCTACTGTTCTGCGAAGACGACATCGACATCGTCAACGGTCGCCTTCAAAGAATCCTGCAGCGGTACAACCTGACCTGGGAATCAATCAAAGGATCGATCTATATCCTTTGCCGGGTCGGGGAAGACAACTACCTGATGACGTTCGACCAGAAGGACGTCGGAGCCCTGACTCCGTTCTGGTATCAGATTCACGACCTTATTGAAGATCTCGGCGTGGATCTCCTCGTGGTCGACACCCGCGGCGACGTCTTCGCCGGGCAGGAGATCAACAACTCTCAGGCGCGTCAGTTCGTTCAGCGGTGCCTGACCAGTTTGGCGCAGAAGTTCAGCTTGGCTGCCGTCTTCCTCGCCCACGTCTCTGTGCAGGGCAAGGCAAGCGGGTCCGGCCTTTCCGGCGGAAACGCCTGGCGTGACACCGCACGCGCGCAGATCTACATGCACCGGGAGAACCCACAAAGCCAGAAGGTGACGTTCGACCTGATGAAGTCGAACCACGCGGCGAGCGGTACAGAGGTCGAGACCTGGATCGACGGCGGGTTCCTTTTGCCGGCCGCCCAAATCGACCTGGCTACCAAGATGGACGAGCAGTCCAGGCTGGACTTCCTTGCGATCCTTGAGCGCCAACGCAGACAGGAGCAGTACTACTCGCTGCACAAGCAGAGCAAAGAGTACGCGCCGCTTGAGTTCAGCCGGATCTCCAACCAGTTGCGGAAGTGGAAGACCACCAGCGTTTCGGCTTTTGAGAAGGCAATGGAAGAGCTCATGGAGTCGGGCCTGATCGTGCGCTGGGCTGACGACGCAGGCCGGGTGAAGCACCGGGTCTGGCGCCCTGACTGGGACACAGAAACCGAGGCAGAAGAATAAATGTCAAGTAATGTGTCTGCAGGGTACATTGCAACATGCTGATTTCAAAGAAGTTTTTTTGGGCGTTTTTTCTTGCAGGGTTCGCACAGTTCATTTTGGTTGGTAAGCACTACCAATTGAAAGCGCATAAATCCTACGGTCTGTCCCATTGGCTTGTTATTGCAGGGTTCCTGCAGGGTTCGCAGGGTTGTGTGCAGGTTCTTGAAAAATAAGGGTTTTGCACAGTTAAGGGTGTTCGCACAGTTAGTGGGGAGGGGGTGAGCGTCAGCGAACGCTCCCCTCCCCAAACCGAGAAAGAAAACGGACGCCGCGCCGGCATGGTGGAGAAGCAGGGTGAAAGCAATCGAAACGGTCTGGAAGGGTTACCGGTTTAGAAGCCGGCTTGAGGCGAGATGGGCGGTGTTCTTCACAAGCCTTGGGGTTAAGTGGGAGTACGAGCCGGAAGGGTACGAACTGGAAGACGGAACTAAATATCTCCCCGACTTTTGGTTGCCCAACGAGCAGGTCTGGGTAGAGGTCAAAGGCAAAGCGCCAACAAACATAGAGGCGCTTCGTTGCGGAATGCTCGCCGACGAAAGCGGCATGCCGGTTGTCATGGTATGCGGCACGCCCGGCTATGAGCCGCTTTCGACTCCGGGCGGCGTCTTCATGGAGCCGACGCACATAGAGCGGATATTTCTTGGCTACAACCCGCCGCCGCCCGAATGGCGGGTATTTGAATGGTCAAATGCCCTGGAAGACCGCGAAGGAGCAACCGCCCTAGAAGAGTTCTTGGTCAACAACGGGCTAATACAGAAAGGGGTGCGCTTCGATTCTGGGCGGGATCGAGTCAAGTTCTTAATAGAAACGGATAGGCAGTACTTCAGGAACAAGTACGGCCGTGAACACCACAATTGGAGGTTTGGGATTGAGTCCGACCCGTCAATAGATGGGCTCGTCCTGATCGGCGGGCGCTTGGCTTCTGGATCCTGGGGAGCCTGCGAAAAAATGGTTCGCGCGGCCAACGCCGCGCGCTCCGCCCGATTCGAACACGGAGAGGTTCCGGCATGAGTGACAATCTTTGTGGTGTCAAGATTGCCGACTTTTCCCCACGCGCGCCCGCGATCGTCCTGCCGATCGCCCCGATGGCGAAGCCGCGGCAGACGCAGTCCGACCGCTGGAAGAAGCGCCCGGTGGTCGTCCGCTACCGCGACTGGTGCGACCAGGTCCGGGCGCTGATGGGTGCTAGGACGCTCCCAGACGCGTTTTGGGCCGTTTTCGGCATACCCCTGCCACCCAGCTATGGCAGGGCGCGCCGTGCGTCTCTGGCTGGAGCTCCGCACGTCCAACGCCCTGACGCGGACAACCTGCTCAAGGCGCTGATGGACGCGTGCTTGGCTGACGACTCGCACGTCTGGGACGTCAGGGCGACCAAGGTCTGGCACGACGGGCCGGGGTTCATCCGGGTGGAGGTTATGGAATGAGCCGCCGCCTCGACGTCCTCGAGAAAGTCCACGGCATCGACAACGTGGACGCGATCCGCGCCGAGCTCCAGTCGTCGACGGTGCAAGAGATCGCCGACCGCTACGACATCGAGCATATGTCGGTGATGAAAGTAGAGCGCAAGTACGGCGTGCGCTGCATGCGCAAGTGCGCGCAGTGCAAGCAGCGCATTCACGCGGTCGACATGAAGCTGAGTGCGGACGGCAAGATCGGGCAGATCTGCAAGAACTGCAAGCCGATCAACCGCAATAGGAAGCCGGACACGTCGCATTGGGCTCGCACAATGGCCGAGTACCTCGAGATCCCGGCAGAGGTGTACGCGCAGGCGCGACGCAGATGGGGACGAGCGGACGGAATCTGGTGCCGGTTCGTCCAGGGAGGGTTCGATGCCTGACTCGGCGCGCGTTCGCATCGTCAAGGTTCTGCGCGAGCGCGGCCCGATGCATCTCGACGAGATAGAGGAAGAGTTGGGCGACGTGCCGCGCCGCTCGATCGAGGTGCGGTTGAGCGAGTTGGTGGCCGGCCAGTATCCATGGTTCCGGGTTCGAAGAGTGTGTCTGGGTGTTTACGAACTTGTCAGCAGAGGTGACGCATGAAACTAGCAGCAGTGGTTCTCTTGGTTCTTTCTGGAGCGGCGCACGCGGTAAACGGGGGCAACAATGGAAACGGCTCTTCATCTGTTTCTCAGTCTGGGTCTGTTAGCAACAGCGTCAGCGGCGCTGTTGCTGGCTCGGAATCAGCGGCAAATGCTGTCGCGTCAGGAGGAAATTCTGAAGCGAACGGAGGAAACGCTTTGGCGGATGGAGGAGATGGCGGCGAAGCGAGCGTAGCTATCCGAGAGGACTACGACGCGCCGGCGCCTTCGGTCACGGTCGTGCCGCCGCTGTCGACCATGACCTGTATTCGAGGCTTCGGTGTGGGTGCCAGTACGCAGGATGGCGCGATCGCGTTGGGGCCGACCTGGCGAGATCGGGATTGCCAATCGGCCGAGCTTTTCCGCGCGCTTAGTTCTATCGGCCTCTACGTCCCGGCCGCGGTGGCGCTCTGCTCGCGCGAGCGGCACTGGTTTCCGTTCGGCTCGCGCGATGCGTGCGAGGCTCAGGTAGCGCAGGCGTTGATCGACGCTGCGACGCCGCAGGAGAACGTCCGCGTGGTCTACTGGCCTGAAGACTCGGCGTGCAGGGAAAGCCTCAAGCGGTGCGAGGAGACGGTGACAAAGTGACGAACACAGAAAAAAGAGAACGGCTTCGGCGCGCACGCGCCGAACTCGAGCCGATCGTGAAGGACGACGTGCGCGTCAACCAGATTCTGAACAGGCTGACCAAGCTTGAGGCAGAGCTTGCGGCGAGGGAGGGGAGATGACCGACTTCGACCCAGTCAACAAGCCGGCGCACTACAACGACGGCGAGATAGAGTGCATCGACGCGATGCGCTCTGCTCTCACCGACGAGGAGTTCCGCGGCGGGTGCAAGATGCAGGCGATGCAGTACATCTGGCGCGAGCGCCTGAAGGGCGGCGACCAGGATCTGCAGAAGGCGGTCTGGTGGCTGCGCATGGCGTCGGGAGACGACCCGCGCGAGTACCGAAACCAGAAGCTCGCAGGCTGGCCTGCGCAGCGTCCGGTCCCGATCTGCAAGCTCTGCGGCTTGCCGGCCAACAGCGGGACGGCCTGTTACAACGAGCGGTGTCCTGGGTAGGAGATCAACATGCCGTGCTATGACCCGCCGCCGCCATGGGAGGCGCAGTACAGAGAAAGCGCCGAGCGCGCCGTCAGGATCTTGTGCTCAAAGATCGCAGACAAGGCGCGGCTCGGTCAGGCGCTGACGCGCGAGGAGATCGACTGGTACATCGGGCATCGCGAAATCGATCTAGAGATCGCACAAGCTATCGAACGCGGGCAGTGGTACACGACCAAGCACGAAAGATCGGGGGCGATCAAGGCTGACCTGGCCGTTCTGAAAGCACTGAGGGAGGTGATTCGATGGAACTGAAGCCGTGTCCGTGCGGGAAAGTGCCCGAGCGACTGTCGATCATGGACGGGTCAACGTATCGCTGGCGTTATGTCGGGTGCCCATGCGACGAATGGTGGATAGAGGCCAACGTCAGATATGCAGACCGAAACGACGCTGAGGAAATCTATTCGAAGTGCGTGGACGCTTGGAACCGTGCGCCGCGCCGCGCATCCGGCTGGATTCCTGTGGGGGAGAGGTTGCCGGAATACGATGTTCCAGTGCTGGTTGTTTCTGCGTTCGATGACTATACCGTGGCAATGAAATGGGAGGGGCTTGGAGACGACGACTGGCGCTTTGTAGATTGCCGAGAGTTGATGACGTTGATTGGCATAACCCACTGGCAACCCCTGCCCGAGCCTCCCGTATGAGTAGAATCGCAGAGGTGCTAAGACGCGAGTGGCTTCTGGATGGCTCATTCAGATGGATTCCGTCGCCGTGGCATGACCGCGTGTTTGTTTGCCTGGATTGCAAACGCTACGTCGAGCTCTACCACAGATGCAGCGACGACGCGTGGATACTCTTCAAAATATCCGAGCCGGAAGCTCGACGCATTGTCGGAGAGAGCAATGAAGCGTCCCGGTAGTCGCCCCAACCTCGACCCGTACTACTGGCACCTGTGGGCCATGCGTCAGTCGAGCGCGCTGCCCAAGCTCGGATACCCGAGTCAGGTGCCGTGGTATCAACCGGCGCGCCTGTCGAAGGTCGACGTCATCGAGGACGACGGCAGATGGTCGCCGCCGACCGTCGACGACTGGCGCGTGGTCGAGCGGATCGAGCGTGCGATCGCCGAGCACCGGCTGCGCCGGCCGCGCGAGGTGTGGTGCCTCGAGGTCTACGAGGGCGCGTACCGGGACGCGCCGGTCAACCTCGACCAGAGGTGCCTGGAAGCCGGGGTCAAGAAGGACACCTGCCGGCGCCTGGCGCTCCGGGCCAGGATTACCATCGACGCCGCGATAGGCGTGGTGAATCGATACGAAGAGATCGATTGACAAACGTGTCCGTATGCTGTATAAGATCGGTCACAACTAGAACTGTCTCTACGACCCGGCCCTGCCGGGTTTTCTTTTTTCGGGTCAACAAGAACAACCAAGCCGGAGTCCACGATGCTCGACAGCACGATGCTCGAATTCGCGCTGTCGCTCGGATTCCCGGCCTGGGCCGGCGTCGTCTGGATGTCCGCGGTCAAAGTGACCGGGTTGATTCGCACGCTCGCGGACCAGTTGCAGCAGCACCACGTCGACGCGGAGAAGCGCCTGGTGCTGCTCGAGGACGCCGTGCGTCGTCTTGACGCGATCGCCGAGAAGCAGGACACGAGAATCAGGGATCTCGAGCGGCGATGACTCAGGTCGACTGGCAACACTTGTTCAACATAGTCATCGGCATCTTCGGAGCCGCTGGCGGGTGGTGGCTCAATACCGTGTGGAAATCTGTCAACGAGCTCCACGCGCAGGACCAGAAGCTCGCCGAGAAGGTCGGGCGCATCGAGGTCTTGGTCGCCGGCGACTACGTCCGCAAGGACGAGTTCGCGCAGCGCATGGATTCTCTTGAGGCGCGCCTGGTGCGCAAGCTCGATCAGATCGACGGCAAGCTCGACGGCAAGGTGGACAAGTGAGAGAGATCCGCCGCGTGATCATCCACTGCTCGGCGCTTCGTCTTTGTAACGTTTGCCGATGATCGCGGCGCGTGCCGTCGTATGAGACACGCCGACACGTTTCGCGATTGATCGAATGCTTTCTCCAGAGGCATTTCGCATCTGCATCTCGGCGATGATTGCTCGGGTGAGTTTTGCGTGCCGGCTTTTCTCGCCTGATGGCCTTCTATTGCGCCCAAGGCGAATAGAGTCGGCGTTGTTCTCGGCTGGCGTCGCCCATCTCAAATTGGAAACGTGGTTGTTTGATGGGTCGCCGTCCCAGTGGGCGACATGAGTTCGGGTTGCGTCCGGCGGCTCAATAAACGCCAGAGCAACCAACCTGTGAACGTATGCGCTGGTGGCTTTTCCGTCCTTGCGAAGATTCACATATAGGTGGCCCTTCTGCAGGGCGCGAGGCTTCAGGATGGTTTCCTTGACCCGCATCTGGGAACCGTTACGAATCACGTAACGCGAAACGCTGCGAACGCGCCCGTGGTCGGATACTTCGTACCCCGGGAACCCTTTGATTTGTAGCCATGTTTCCATGATGCAATGATAACGCGGCGGTTCCATGCGGGAAATAAGGCGGGTGATAATTCATTGCTCGGCAACGAAGCCGACAATGGACATAGGTGCGAAGGAAATCGCCGAGTGGCACTTGGCCCGCGGTTTCAATGCCATTGGCTACCACTACGTCATCCGGCGCAGCGGTGACATCGAGAAGGGTCGCAGCGACTACATTGCCGGAGCTCACGTCGCCGGGCACAACCAGGACTCGATCGGGATCTGCGTGGTCGGCGGGATCAACGACGCCGGCAAGCCGGACGCAAACTTCACGCGGTCTCAGTGGCAGGCGCTCGAGCACCTGGTCAAGCAACTGCTGGTCAGCCACCCGGAAGCAAAGGTCAGCGGACACCGCGACTGGACCGACGCGAAGGCGTGCCCCTCGTTTGATGTCCGCGCCTGGTGGTACGGGCAGTAGAGAGTTATCGCGGGTTTTCGCCGGCTTTTGACCGGGCGGCGATTCACGGGACGCACTGCCCCGAGCCCGCGTCCATACCTGCGGCCGGGGCAATCCTCCCCTCGACAGCGGATCCTCCCTCCCGCTGGCCCCGGCCGCGGGCCCAACAGGAGACTGGCATGAGCAGAATCGCCCGCATCGCAGGCAACGTCGAGGCGCTGGTCTCGCGCTGGCCTGTCGAGTCGATCGTTGGAGTCGCGCTGGTGTCGTTCATTGCTGGTGCTTTGATCGCATGAAGCTCGACAAGCTCAAGGGGGTCATCGCCAAGATCGCGCCCGCTGTTGGCGCCGCGATCGGCGGCCCGCTGGGCGGCGTTGCCGGAAAGTTCATCCAAGACGCGCTCGGCCTCGACAACGAGGAAGCGGTGATCACGGCGCTGCAGACCGATCCGAACGCGCTGCTCTCGCTCAAGGTCGCCGAGCTCAAGATGCAGGAGTTCATGCGCGACGCGGATCTCAGGGAGATGGATCTCGAGCGGCAGGACACGGCGGACGCCAGGGCAATGGCTCGGGCGACCGGGGTTCGGCCGCAGGTCGTATTCACCGTGATCGTGCTCTGCGGCGTGCTCGCCACGCTGTACGGGCTTGCGACCGGCGTCGTCAACGAAACACAAGGCGCCAGTAAAGAGATCGTCTACATGATCGTCGGCGCCATGACCACGACGCTGGCGACGCAGATGCAGTTCTGGTTCGGCACTTCGCTTGGGAGTTCGCGCAAGACAGACATCCTTGCGCAACGGGAAGTGCGATGATGACAATTGAGTTCACGCGACGTGGCTACATCGAGGTCTGGAAGGGAACAACCAGGATCTCGCAGCACACGTCCGAGTACGAGGCGATCGAGTCTCTGTCAAAGAACGGCCCAGGCGATTACGAGATAAGATTTCCGAGGATCATGGCAAAAGCATACGGCGTACTCTCTCCTGGCGGCGACACAATCCCGCCAACGCAGCCGGGCAGCCTGACTGCCGTTGCCGCGTCTGCTACCACCGTGAACCTGTCGTGGACGCAGAGCACTGACAACATCGGCGTCGCTGGATACCAGATTTTCAGAGACGGCGTGCCGGTGGCAACGACGAGCAATTTGTCGTACACAGATACCGGTCGGTCTCCTTCGACGCAGTACAGTTATACGATTACCGCGTTTGACGCAGCTGGCAACAATTCGACTGCAGCCGGCCCTGCGCTTGTCACGACCAACGCCAACAGCGCGCCCGTCTGGAGTCTTGGGAATCGGTCCTACAACAACGGTTCGGCGGTCAACATCTCGCTGGACGGAGTGTGCACTGACGCAGACGGCGACACGATTACCTATTCGCTGGTTAGTGGTTCCCTGCCGACCGGCCTTGCTCTCTCGGGTGCGAGGAATCAGACACTTTCTGGGACTGTTACCGCTGACGGCTCCTATGCGTTCACTCTGGGAGCATCTGACGGCATAGCCGCAACGCAAACCGTATCGCTTACGTTCACTGTATCGACTCCAGATACGACCGCACCAAACCCGCCGAGCGCCCCGACGGTTAGCACTTTTACATCCAGCACGATTACGCTTTCGCTGCCGACCAGCGCGGCAAGCGATCACGCCTCTTACACGATTCAGCGCAGCTCGGACGGCACAAACTACGGGAACCGGGCGACAGGCATCACGGCATCAACGTGGCAGGATACCGGCCTCAGTGCTTCCACAACCTATTACTATCGGCTTATTGACGTTGATACGTCTAACAACGCATCCGTTCCTGGGGCGGCTGTAAGTAGAACAACGTCAGCGCCGACAAGTGAGCCGTGGGATCTGACTGCGAACGGCACTCGCACGGTGCCGTTTGCGTACACGTGGCCGGATCTGCCTGTAACGTCAGGTTCACCGATCAGCGTTACGTCTGCGTCTGCGTTCAATAGTGCGGCATCCGTTTCTGGTCGCGTGATTCGCATAGACGCATCATGGTCGCAGTCCAGCGTAGTCAACATCACGGCATCGGACATCGACGTTATTATCCCGGCAGGGATCACTGTCGGCGCAATTCAGATCGGCGGATGGCCGTATTCTACAACGCACCACCGCATCCGCATCCGAGGATCGACGCCGGGAACGCACAGCGGCGGACTGATGGGGCAGTACCGCGACGGCAACATTAGCGGTGGGAATAACTGCTCCGACATCACCATTGATGGTATCGACATTAACGGGGCGAGCCCGTTCGGTGGCGCAGAGACTAATCAAGGTTTTCGCGTATCTGCTAACAAAATCGCGGTCCTTAACTCTCGCGTGATTGCTGGCGGTTATACGTGGCTGGGTTCTGCAACCAACGTAATCATCGCAAACTCTAATTTCTACCACGGGGCTATGACTCGTTCCGCCGCTGGATTCGCTGAAGGATGGGGCATTCGCAACACAGGCGGCCCGTTTATCTGCGTTGACAGCCGGATTCAGGGCACCCGATACGTTGCGATCAGAACCTACCCCAATAACGACACGGGCGATGTTATGTGGGTCGCTGGCTGCGAAATTGTTGAGGTTGCCGAAGGTCAAAGCATATGGCTTTGGGAGAACCTTAATACAACGGCAAACCGTGGCGATTACGCGATGGTAGAGGATTGCGATATCTACCTGTATTCCGCTACTGGAGGTGATCTTCCTCGCGCAGAAGATTGCGACTATAGCCGTATCAGGAATTGCCGGTGGTACTACGCAGGCTCTCCGACGTATTCGGCGGCGGCTCTTGGTGCGCGTGAAGCTGGGTACACTGGCGACCATGATTGGACCGTAGGGCACACATTCTCGGGGCTTCCAGCTAGCGAACCGGCATGGGGCGGGCCGGGCAACCCTAAACTGGTGCCACTTCCGGGGGGGCTGACGCCTATCGCTGGCGAAGGATCGAATCCGGGGTACTGGTAATGGCATCTATTGTACAGGCAAAAGGGAACACTGCTTGGCCGGGATCGTCGATAACCTGCACGCTCGACTCTGCTGCAACAAACGGGAACCATCTTATTATTTTTGGGTACGGATCAACGCAATTACCAACTGGGGCGACGTTTAACGGAAACTCCGCGACACTGACCTCAAGTTATGACTACGGTCTTTTCAAAATCTGGGCTTACAAGGTCGTTGAGTCTGGCGTTTCAAGCGTTATTGTCTCGTTTGCAGGATCAGCAAACTGCTGGGCGATGGCTTTCGAAGTGTCCGGTCTTGCAGATCCGTATGTTGTGGATTTTGAGACGCCTGCAGATGGCACCGCGTCAGGGTCATTCAACGCAACGGGCGAGGGAACGGCAACTTCTCACTCGATGGAGTACACCTCCACGACAGCGTGCATGGCTTTTGCTTATGTGCAGCAAGGCAACAACCGCACTTTGACAGGCGCAAATGGGGCGACTGCATATCCAATGGCAAGTGCAGGACCTGTACCGTGGTGGGTTGTGGCTAAAAGTGTTTCGTCGGGTGCTGGCTCCGTCGATTTCACAGTTGATGTTTCATCGGCATGGTCTGGAGTCGTTGTCGGGTTTCAAGATGCGGCAGCAGGCACGGCTAACATTCCAGAGTTTATGCACCATCGGAAGCAACAAGGGATTTCGTGAGGACTGACTAATGGCTATTTTTCTGAAACAAAGCACGGCGAGCCAGGAAGTAGCCCTTGGGCCGTTTGTTGACTCGACCGACGGTGTTACTGCTGAGACTGCTCTGACGATCAACAACACCGACATCAAGATCCACAAAGCGGGCGCGACCACGCTCGCAAACAAAAACAGCGGCGGTGCTACGCATATCAGCGGCGGTATTTACTATGCCGTTCTCGATGCGACCGACACTGACACGCTTGGAAGCGGCCAGATTCATGTCTCGGTGAGTGGCGCTTTGCCGGTCAAGCTAGACTTCTGCGTGCTTCCGACAAACATCTACGACTCGTTTATCGGTAATACGGACGTTCTCGACGTTAGCGTTACTCAGTGGACCGGAACCGCAGTAGCTACCCCCGACACCGCAGGCTATCCGAAGGTAACGGTCAAGAGCGGTACGGGAACTGGCGAAATCAGTCTGTCGAGTGGCGAAGTAACCCCGACCACGGCAAGCAAGACCGGCTATCGCCTCTCGGCTACTGGCGTTGACGACATCTGGGACGAAGCCTACTCCGGTCATTTGACCTCTGGCTCGACGGGTGCGGCGCTTGGTGGCGCGATTGCTCTGGCAGGCACCATCGGCACTGGCGGCAACGAATCGACCACGGTGGAACTGCCGTCCGGTGGTCGAGTAAACGACGACGACTACTACAACAACATGATTCTTGAGGTGATCGGGGGCACAGGCGTAGGCCAGTCGGAATTTATCAGCGATTACGTCGGGTCTACGGGTATCGCAACCCTCAACGGCACGCTCGCCACGATGCTTGACGGAACCTCTGTGGTTCAGGTCCGCAAGTTCGGCACCTTGCCGGGCGCATCAGCTCCGACTGCATCTCAGAACGCAGCGGCGGTGTGGGACAAGTTGATGGCAGATCATCGGGCAGAGGGCAGCTTCGGCTCGATGATCCAGTCCGCACACAACGGCACGGCACAGGCGGGCGGGTCCGCGACGATCACTCTGGACGCTACGGGATCGAGTTCGACCACGGACTACTACAAGTACGCTACTATCGAAATCGTTTCGGGCACTGGTATCGGTCAGTCTCGCCAGATCACGGCTTACAACGGCACCAGCAAAGTTGCCACGGTGGACCCGGCATGGACGACGCAGCCTAGCACCGACAGCAACTATGTAATCCGTATGCTTGGCATCGACGCCGCGACCACGGCTCAAATCGCCGACGCGGTGTGGGATGAGGCTCGCGCTGGTCACGTTGCGGCGGGTTCGTTCGGTGAATACGTCCTTGCTGACTCTGTAAGGATTTCCGGCGCAACGGCTGCGGCAGACGGTCTTGAGGCTGCGGTATCTGGAGCAACCCCGCTCCCGGCGAACGTGACTCAGATCAGCGGGGACTCGGTAGCGGCAGATAACCTTGAATCCTACACCGATGGCACGACGCCGATGCCGGTCAACGCTACCCAGATCAGTGGTGACAGCACGGCAGCGGATAATCTTGAAGCTGCGCTTGATGGCACTGGCGGGGTGACAATTGATGCCGCCATCGAGATTCGGTCCAGCGGCGGATCGGCAGGCCACAACGCAAGCGATCTGGTCAACTCGATGCTCACGACGGCAATGACCGAAAGCTATGCGGCAGACGGTGCGGCTCCGACTGTGGCTCAGGCGCTTCTGGCGATTCAGCAGTTCCTTCTGGATAAGGACGTGAGCGGCACGACCCTGACCGTCCGGCGTCTGGATGGGACCACTTCGGCGTTCACCCTGACGCTGAACGACGGCACCAATCCTAGCGATATTAACAGGACTGGTTGATGTCTCGCCCTGCTGTCATGGTGCCGGGTTTCTTTACCCGGTTTATCTCATTGGGGATGCAGACGGGGGACACGACTCCCCCGGCTGAAACCTCAACGGTAACGGCTGGCGCGGGCGCTACGTTCATCAACGTTGGCGGGATAGCGACCGACCTTAACCCTCCGGTGAATCTGTACTGCGTCGCCCTGCCAAACGCGGCAGCGGCACCTAGCGAAGTGCAGATCATCGCCGGGACGGATGCCAGCAACGCAGCGGCACCTAACGGCTACGGATCGGCAAGTTCTGGGGCATACGTCTCCGCGACCATCGCAGGACTGACGGCATCCACGGCTTACGATGTGTATTACACACTGGTAGACGCCTTCAGCAACGCCAGCACAGCGACCAAGATCGACGTAACCACGACAGCAGCAAGCGCCTACGAC